CTGGGCACCTCGCACCATCGCCTCCACCACTTCGCGACTGACAGCGCCGACTTTGGGGAACAGCGCTTCCGACACATTCAGCTGTCGGGTCTTCTGGCGATTGGAATAAGTGACGTAGCCCGCCTCGAACCAGGCCGAACTCCCGGGAATCCGCGTGATCGCCTCGGCGATACCGCCGCCGGTGCACGACTCGGCCGTTGTGACGTGGGCATTGAGAACCTGCAAGCGTCGACCAAGTTCAGCGGCGAGTTGAGTAATTTCCTTCACGGTCATCTCCTGGAGTGGACGGGCATTTGCCTACCCTACAGGAGCCCATGAGCCATGCAAGTTACAAGAGACTAACGCGCGACGGCCCGGACATACGCCTGGCAGGCGCGCAAGGCAATCATTGCGTTATCGCCGTCGTCGGTGATGCCGATAATTCGTTGAGCATGCGCCGGGTCAAGTCGGGCTCGCGGGGCGCCATGAACCACGCTGCCGGGGGTGGCGGTGGCTGGCATTGGGCAGCCGCTGGCTGAGTCGCTGGCGTCGAGAAGGACTGACAACCGCACATCAGCAGTGGCCAGACGATCCCGCAGGTGAGCCTGATCACGCTGTGCATCGGAAAGCTCCCGGGTGTGTTGTTGGTCGCTGGCGCTGAGTTGTTGCTCCAGTGCCAGCCGTTTGTCCTGTTCCAACCGTTGTTGACGCTGAGCCGACAGGCTTTGTTGGCTCAGCGCTTCGGCGTGCAGCACCTCCAGGCGCTCAAGTTGGATGCCATACCGCCAAGCCTGTACCTGCCAGGCAATACCCGCCGAGACCGCCGCCAACAGGAAAAAGCCAAGCAGGCGATATGACGTCAGGAAGCCCATAGAACCGCCTTCGCCCGAGCCCACAACTGCATACGGTTTTCCAAGCCATTGAGGCCGCCATTGATACGCCGGGTGATGGTGGTGAACTGGTCCTTGTCAGCCAGTTCGTTCAAGCCATTGCTCTGCCAGAACCACGCGGCGGATTCGCAGGCCCATTGCGGTTGCTCCAGCAACTCCGGTTGCTGCAACAAACGCTCATCGCCGAACAACGCCTGGCTGCATACCAGGTAGTTGCGCCGGCCGGTGATCTGGATCAGGCCACGGCCACGGTATTTCTGGCCATCGCCATCGGCTTCGGGGGTGTTGCCGAGGCGGGCGGCCAGGGTGCCGGTGTCGTATTTGCTCAGGTATTGATCACTGCCCAGTTCACGTACGTAGCGCAGTTCGCCGGATTCGTGGCCGATTTGGGCGAGGAAGGCGGCGATGCGTTTGGGGGTGGTGATTTGGTGAGCTGCGGTAGCCGCATTTAAAGAAGCTAAAAAAAGGCCCGCTCTAAGGCGGGCTCCAGGCATTACTTGGATAAGTTGGGGAAGGGTTATCTCCATTGATTTCTACTCTCTCACGCCGACACGTTTACTGAGTAACAGCATCCAACCAAGGCAATACAACGGGCCGTTTGGCAATCAAGGGGAAGCTCTCAGCCTGGGGCCAGTCACGCAATGCTTGAGTGTATTTGAGCAACTCTTTGAACTGCTCAGTGGAAAGCGTCGTTTTCAATCCCATGTCCAACTGATCACGATGACGATCACTTACCCAACTGATGCGCTGTATTTCTGAATCACGCCACATGCGCTCATTTGCCTGGGCTTCAGCATCGGAAATGACGGGATCGATGTACTCCTGGCACTGCTCACCCGAATCAATCAGTAAACGCACTGCACGATAAACGTCCGGAGTTTCTGCTTCAGTCACATGGTAGGGATAGCCATCCAAGGTGACTAAGTAGCTACCGTCCTTTTTAAGATAAATGTCCTCTATGTTGTACTGCTCAGGACGTTGTTCGTTATCCATTACTGAATCCTCCATGCAAAACCGACACAGTTTCCATTACCTACCGCAGTGCCACCAGCTGCCACTCCGGCGTTGCCACCAAGCGCAGCCCCGTTACCGTTGTAATTGGCACAGAAAAAGGCCCACGTTCCGCCTGCTGGAAGCACACCGCTCCCCCCTATCAAGATCCATTGCCCAGCTACAGGTTTGAGAAAGCTGGAAGCTGAGAGCGCATCGGTAATCCCGTAACCCGCCAGCGTAGTAGCCACGTTCGCTTTACGCGCGGGGTCAAAATTCCCGGAAGTCCAAGCTGTCTGTGATCCCCACATGAGTTCGCCTGCAGAGTTCATCGCCAAAGACCTGGCAATTATCCCCCCCCAGTGAAAGAGCACTCTGGGTGCATATTCAAATCCGCTTTGGGTATTAGTAACTTCTTGGGCTTCTCGAATTTCAATGGCGCCACCCAGCCCATTACTCCAATCCCCCGGTGTTTCTGCAGATAAACTAACCCGCTGACGGCTGGTGCGGCCCACTACAAGGCCATCGGTAATCCCATATCCCGCCAGCGTGGTTGCCTTATCCGCCTTGTTTGTCAGATCCAAATTGGAAGCAGTCCAAACTTTCTGCCCCCCCCATACCATCTCTCCGTTAGCATCCATCGCCAACGCTTTCGCCCAGCGGTCCTTCCAATGAAACATGATTTTCGGGGCGTACTCGAACGTCAGCTTTTTGCTTTCTACCTGTTGAGCCTCACGAATTTCCAGCGCACCACCAAGACCATTACCGGTATCAGTCAAATCACTGGCGGACAAGCTAGGCCGTTGGTCTGTTGTACGTCCAACCAGCAGTGCATCGGTAATCCCATACCCCGCCAACGTCGTCGGTTTATTCCTCAACCTCAACCAATCACTCAAAACGCTCAACGCCTGCGCCAGCTGATCGGTCTTCGTCTCATCCGGCGCAATCCCTGCCGCCGCCAGCACATTCAAAATCTCCTGCGTAACCCCATTTCCCCAAGCCGCCGGAATCAAACTCCCCGGCGTCCCAGTCACCGGGTTTTCATCCACAAACTTGCCATTCACCAGCCCAACGCTGGGCACACTCTTTGGATAATCCACGCTTCTACCCTCTAGTCATAATTGATGTGCACCTGCGTATGAGCAGGTGCGCTGCGATGAATCAGGCACTCCAGGGCGTTCCCCGGATTGACGCCAAACCGCTCTCCCCAATAACTCGCCCCAAACCGCCGCCCCAGGTGCTGGCGGCCGCCGGTGTTGAGCGTCCACATGAAGTGCGCCTGCCAGGTGCCAAAATGCGCAGCGCCGAACCGTGAGCGGCCCATGCGCGGGGTGCGGTGCTCTGTGACACTGGCGTCGGGATAACCCTGGCTGCGGGCGATTTCGATGTAGTACGCGGCGCGCTGGCTGCCCACCGCCAACAGGCGTCTACGCACCGCCAGGCGACGGTCGTCGTACAGCGGGCTCAAGCCCAGGCAGGGATCGGGCAGTTGCATCACCCTTTCCCACTCCGGCACCAATTCGCTGACGGTCGCGGGGTCCATTTCGTTTTGCAGGTCGCAGGCCCGGGCGTCGATGCGTGTGAGTTCTTCGGCGATGCCTTTGAGCACCGTCTCCAACTGCGGCACGGTTTCCAGATCCCAGGCCGGACCGCTGGGCAACAAGGCGGTCAGTTGTTCTTGATACTGGCCGGCAGTTCTTACTCCAGCCATGTGATACCTCCGAACACCAGCAACTGATTCGTCGCCGCTGTAACGTCCGCCAACGGGTTTGCGAGGGTGTGATCGGTCTCGCCGGTCGCCGTGCTGATGGCTTCGGCGATATGGGTCAGCAACAAGGTGTCGCCCAAGCCGGCCTCGCGGTTGTGCAGGTCACGCAGTTGGGCCTCGACAGCCGCGCGCACGGCGCTGGTGTCAGGGGTCAGGCGCAGTTGGTAAGCCACCGGTTTCATCACTGGCGCTAACACATACACATCAGCGGTGACGGGCCGCAGCGGCTCGATATGGGCTTGAACCTGCGCCAGCTGCGCGGCATTGGGGATCGGCTGCGGGTCGTCGTCACGCATCACGAACACCCCCACCGTCCCCGGCCCCAGGTAATTGCCGCGACACCATGCGCGGGTAATGCCGGGCACTTCGAGGGACCAGGTCTCGTAATCCTGTGCCGAACCGCCCTGGGGGATAACGCGATAGGAGCGAATCACCCGCGCCCGCAGCGACTCCAGGGTTTCTCGCGCCACGCCGCCGGTCAGCCCCGGCGCCAGCACGGTAAAGGTCGAACCAATACCTTGCAGCGGCTGTACCGCAATCAGGCTCAGCCCGGCGTCAGCGTTGCCCAGGGCGCCGGCATCTATCGCCTGCACCGTGGCGGTGTTGAGGCCGACATGGGTGGTGCCCGCAGCGGTGACTTTGAAGCTGCGACCATCGCTGGCTTGCAGCACCGTATCCACATCCAGCACCGCGCCCGCCGCTGCGGTAAAACTCACACTGCCACTGGCGGCCACCGCCGCCTTGCGCGCCTGGTTCAACCGCAGCGCGGCGATGCGCTCCAGGGTGGACTCATCCGCGGTATCCGGCAGGATCTGCTCAGCGATCCAATCGAGGTAACCGTACAGGCCGAACGCCGCACCACTGAGTGTGCGCGCCAGGACCTGGGCATCGGACTGGCGCAGCGAATCGCTGGCCAGGTCGCTTTGGGTGCGTTTGATCAGCACCGGCAGCGAAGGGGTTTCAAACGGCATAGATCACCTGCCAACTGTTATCAGGGTTGATGTCCAGGCGCTCGCCATCGGCCAGAGTCAGCTGCGTGCGCAGATTGAGCCGCTGGGCGTCGAGGCGTTCACTGAGGACTTCGATGGCGCTGCAATGCCCGTCGTCGATCAGCCATTGCAGGGCCTCGCGGGCATAGAATTCGGCGTCCAGTTGCGTCTGGCGGGTCAGCTTGACCCGGCGCAGCAACCACAGCCGTGAGCCGATACGGTCGTCGGCCACGCTGGGGAAACTGTCGCCCCACCAGCCAAAGCGCTCGTCATCGTCTACTGCGTCGTCCGGCGCGGCACGGCGCCAGGTGAACAGGCTGATCAGCACCGAGCGGGTCAGGGCATTTTTCAGGTTGTCGGAGACAAACATCACTGGCCTCCCGCCGGCACGCCGGTCTGGCCGCTGCCGGGCTGTACGCCCACATGCACGTGCCGGATCTGGCTGATGCCGCCGGCAATCTGATCGCCCTGGGAGATGATCTTGCCGCTCTGGGTCAGGGTCGGCGTATCAATGTTCACCGCCTGGCTGGCGCGGATATTCAGGGTGCCGGTTTCAATGTCGATCACCCGCCCGCGCTTGAAGTGAACCTTGTCGCCTTCGTCGGTGTAGATCGCTACTTCGCCCGGCGCCAGGGACTGCAACCGATAGCGACGGTCAGCCACCACCAGCACGATGGCATGAGAGCGGTCCCCGCCCAGGAACGTGGCGATGCCTTCAGCACCGGCCAGCGGGTTGCTGGTAAAACCGTAGGGTTCGAAGTGCTCCATGTCGTCGTTCACTTCGCCTGCGGTCAGGCGCATTTGCAGCGATTGCAGCTTGGTGGCCGAGTGGGCGAGCACGACAGTGCCGCGCGCCAGCAGGCGAGTCAGTAGGCTCATGGAAATTCCTTGATGGTTAAACGGATGGCAACGGATTGGCATCAAAGGTGGACGGCGGCGCCACCTGCAGGGTGGTGATCGAACCTTGGTCAGAGAGCGACCAGGTGACCTTGGAGATCAGCATGTCCTGGTCAAATCCCAGCACCGGATCGATCACCCGCACCAACAGGTTGTGGCGCCACAAGTCGCCGTTGGACTGCCGCCAGCCTTGCACGGTGTAGGTGGTGGTCAGGGCTTTTCCGGTACGGGTGGCGCGTTCCCAGTCGGCGCGTTGCTGGGCCAGTTCGGGCGTCAACTGCGTCGGCTCGCTGATCACCGTGACGCGTTTTCGCGCGGCTTTTTCATCCCGGGAAATCCCTGAAACCTCACTGACCGCCGCTGCACTTTTCTGATCATCGCCCTTGTGCTGGCCGATGACGCGGTACTCGGAAAACACCGAGCCAAAGTCCATCGGTGCGTTAGCCGAAAGGATGTTCTTGCCCAGCTCCAGGCTGTCATTCGCACGCCCTGCACTACCGGGCAATGCCAGCACCAGGCGTCCATCCGCATCGTCGGTGGAGAACACCCGATACAGCGTCAGCAAGCGGTCGATGGATTGGAATACCGTCTCCCCGGGCACGATGCTGTGGGTATGCAAACGTGTGGTCTCGGCAATCTCGCTGTGCACCTCGACGCCATAGGTGGCCGTCAGCGCACGGACGATGCTCAGCACACTTTGCCCGCGCCACTGGCCGGGCTGGTTTATCGCTGCGCAGTCCACCAGGTCCTGCGTCACTGAACCGCCCTGAATACTCAGGCTGATCTGCTGGCCGTCGTAAGTGACGGGCGCCTTGAACACAAAGCCGGTGAGCACCAGATCGCAACCAATGCGCACCTGGCAACGGGCGCCGGGCTTGATCGGCGCTGTCAGGGTTTGCCCGGGCCATTGCCAGGTGATGTTGAGGGTGAAGGTGCGAAATTGACGCTCCAGGTCGGCGCTGATTTCCACGCTTTTCCAGCCGCCATAATCCAAGCCATCTACGGTCAGGGTGACGGCATTGTCCAACTCGTTCATGGGTTACTCCCTGACCACTTGCAGATCCGCCGGCGGCAGGAAGCCCGGATGGGCCACCCGATTGCGCTGCACCACCTCGCCCACTCGCGTCGCGTCACCGAAACGCTGATACGCCAACAGCAAGGCGGGCATGCTGCGCATTGGCGTCAGGTTGACCAGCCGTACACCGGACGATGCCACCGCCGTCAGATGCGTGAACATCTGTTGGCGCAAGTCGTTCAGCGCAACGTAGTGCCCGGCGTCGGCCTTCAATGCGGCTTGCCACATGGCTTCGTTCAGAAGGTCACGCAGCACCAGCACATCGTCAGCCACCGGCACTTCGCGGCGCTGCACCGGCTGTGCCGCCTGTTGCGCCAGGGACGGCGTGGTGCTTAGGGTCACCGCCTTGGTCGCCACCGGTACGTCCGCCAGCCAATGGGCGATCTTCACCCACAACGCGTCCTGTACCAGGTTGGCAGTGGCCTGCACGGCGGCCACGCTGTCCTTACCGGTGGTCAGCTTTGGCACGTCGATATTCCGAGCCGCTTCCACCTGCTGCGAGAGGTTGGCCAGCATGCCGCGATAGCCGCTGCGGGCAAATGCCTTCAACTCCTTCACATCACCGAGCAAGCCCTTGAACTCGGCGCTCAGCTCCTTGGGCACTTCCTTGATGGCTTTGACCAAGGCATTCAGGTCGCCATACAACTGAATCAGTGGAGCAAACTGCTGCTCAATCACCTGGTAAACCTCTGCCAGCCCATTGCGCAACGCCTGGATGCCCACCCGCGCCTGCTTCACCAGTGCGACGGCCTGCTCAAAACGCAGCACCGCCGCCCCCAGCAAACTGTCGGCCGACACCAGCAACAGCTGGCGGGTATTGACCGCCGTAGTGGGAAACTTCAAAGGTTCGTCGGGATAGAACTTCAGGGCAAAGGTCACCAGCCCGCCGTCCTGGCGGGTTTGGGTCATCTCGCATTCGCCGACTTTGACCTGCAACCGTCCAAGCCACGGGTGCACCAGCTCGCCGGCGCCCTCCTCCAGGGCCTTGAGCAACTTGTCGCGTTGCTCCAGGCAGTCCTCGCCCACTACAAATGCCGTCAGCTCATGCACCCTGGACTGTTGGCCCAGCCCTTCAAAAAACGGCAGGTCGCGCTGAGGGTATTCGTGCAACTGGCCCTTCTTGCCGACCGGGACTTTTGCCTGGTCGACCCAAAACCCGACGCCACGAAACGACGCCGGCAACAAACGATCACGCCAGCTCATTGGAGCCTCCAAGGGACAGGGAACGGTATCCGACACGTGGGGTGACGCTCAGGCCGGGCTGGTTGGTTCTGGGCTGGTCGACCCGCAGGTCGGCTGGTGCATTGTCGAAGCTCACCCGCAAGTCGCCATTGAGCTGCGTGCGGTTGTTGGCAGCGGTTTGTTGCAGCAGCGAACTGGAGCTGGACGCCAGGGGTGATACCAAGCCAGGCCCCTTGTGGAACCAGGATGGATTACGCGCGCTTTCGGCATTGCGTTCCTGTTGCTCGGTGGTCAACTCCACCACACTGCCGGTCGCCTGGTTGATCACTTCACCCAGCCCACCGTTGAACAACTTGCGAATCGGCGCGGTGATCACCGCAAGCTTCTCCGACAGCGCGGTAAACCAACTCAGCACCGGGGCCCACATGGCTTCAAGTTGCTCCATCGGATGCCAGTCGTCGAACAGGCCACTCAGCACCACAAAGGCGTCCTGGGCCTGCAACTTGAGATCGCTCCAGATCGAGGCAAATGCGCCGCTGACGCTACCCCAGACGGCAGAGATCTTGTCCAGGGGCGACCAATCGAAGTAACTGCTGACGATGGTAAAAGCCGCCAGCGCGGTGAGTTTGAAGTCGCTCCAGATCGCCGCAAACATCTCACTGATCACACCCCAGTTGGCAATGATTTGCCCTTGGGGTGACCAACTGAACAGGCTTTTCATGAACTCGACTACTGGCACGCTCAGTGCCTTGAGCAAGTCCCAGAGGGCCGCAAAAAAGCCGCTCAACGGCGTCCAGTTGTTGACGATCAAACCCATTGGCGACCAGGAAAACAGTGTGGTGAAAAAGCCGATCAGCGGCTGCCCCATCACCTTCAGCGACGTCCACAACCCTGCAAAAAAACCTGTGATCGGCCCCCACAGGCGCATTACTTGTTCCAGCGGACGAAATGCCAAGACCGTCTGAAAAAACTCGCCCATCGTTCCAATCGCCGACATCACCCGTTCGCCGAGCCCGACAAAAAACGCCGAAATCGGCTTCCAGTTGGCAACGATCAATCCCGCCGCCACGGCAATGCCCACGGCCACCAACACTATCGGGTTGGCGCTGAGCACCAGTTGCATCAGCCCCAGCGCCTGGGACACGCCGGTGACAGCCGTTTGAATGGCGGTAAACGCCACCGCACCCGCTGCGAGGCCCTGCACCAGTTGCGGATTCTCGGTAAGCACTTGGGCCACCGAGGTCAGCAACGGCTCCAGCCCCACCACCACCGCCGTGACGGCTGGCAACAGCGCGGTACCGAAAGCCACTGATACCTTGTCCAACGAGGCGTTGAAATCCTTCAGGCCCTGCGCTGCGGTTTCGGTAACGCCCTGCCCCACGGTGGCATTCACTTCGCCGACCTCAGTCTTGAACGCCAAAGCCGATTTGATGCCGCTGACAAACGGTGCCGCCAGCCCGCCGCCCTTCACCAAACCGGCGATATCCAGCTTGCCGAGACCGGTCTGTTCCAGGTTCTGCCTGAAGCGCCCGACCGTGGCCTGCAGCGCAGCGAGCTTGGGCGACAGCTGGTCGATCCCGGTCAGGCGCACGGCGGTACTTTCTACTTTCTGAGCTTCTGCCATCACTGCACCTGCTGCATCGCATTGATCCGTTGCGCATGCTCCAGGGACTCCCGGAGCGTATCCAAAGGCCTGGCCAGCATCTGTTCGGGGTCAACCTTCCAGAACCAGGCCAGGTCGTAGGCCACCGCAATCAGCTCGGCGACGGAGCCTGCGCCGCACTCATGAAAAAACCGGCGACGGCCCAGCTCAGCGCGTTGAAGTCCACCAGGTCGAGTTGGTTGACCGACGACGGCGGAATACCCGCGCACACCGCGATGTACTTGGCGGCGACGTCGAGGTCCAGACTCACGTCTTCACCCTTGTCGATCTTGTACGGCAGCGCCTTGATCGCCCGTACCTCCTGCACCGTCGGGCGGCGCAGGGTGAGTTCGGTCAGTGGCTCGCCGTGGGCCTCGATGGCCACTTGCAGCTTCACCGTGTCGGTCATTGCCAGGTCCCCTTGATGCCTTCGAATTTCAGCTCGATCACGGCGTCGTCGCCCTTGGCCACCGGCTCTTCCACCAGGTAGGCACCGGCCAGCACATAGACCTTGCCGTTGTTGAATTCGCAGGTGACGGTCATGTCGGTGCCGGCGATCAGTTGCTTCAATGGAAAGTCCGGCGTGTGCAGCGCGGTGACTTTGAAGGACGGGGTGATGTCGGTTTCCTTGTAGAAACCCGGCACCACGGTTTCCCGCTTGACGGCCATCAATGGTGCTTCGCAGCCGCCGTTGATGGTCAGTTGAGCGCCGTCCACTTTGACGTAGCAGGTGCCCGCAATCAGTTGACCCATGATGTTTCTCCCAAAAATAAGCCCGCACTCGGCGGGCTGGAATCAGTTACGAAAAGCGCGGGGTTTACACCGCCGCGTCGTACTGCAAACGGAACTGGTTGAGCAGCGCAAACACCCGCAGCCCGTTGACGTAATCCGGCGGGAACAGCACGTTGACCCGGCTCGGGTCCTGGCTGTCGCGCTCGACGATCAGGTGCTCGGCGAACAGCTCGGCGTTCTCCACATGACCTTCCAGTTCCAGCTTGGCGTACTGGGCGATCAGCTCACCGCGGATAGTGCTCGGGGTGACGATCGGCTGGCCGGCGCCAAAACGCGTGCCGTCTGCGGCGAGTTTGTGGCGCCCGTACTTGCTGGTGATCACGCTTTGCAGACGGCGCACGATAAAGGCCGA